CCCTGCTTTTGGGATGTATTATGCATCTATTGACCCTGTAGGTGAGGGTAAAACTGTTACATCAGACTCACTGTGTTCTATTTACGTTTATAAAAATCCTGTAGAAGTTATAGTGGATGAGGGTGATGGTAAAGTGAGAAACACTCTAGAAAGAGATGCTATTGTAGCATCTTGGTGTGGTAGGTTTGACGATATTAATAAAACCCATGAGCTTTTAGAAATGCTCATAGAACACTACAATGCCTGGACAATAGTGGAGAACAACGTAGCTTTGTTTATCCAATACATGATATCTAAGAAGAAACAAAAGTATTTAGTACCAAAGGATATGATATTGTTTCTTAAAGACATAGGTGCTAACAGAAATGTCTTTCAGGAGTATGGTTGGAAGAACGTAGGTACTATATTTAAGGGTACAATCCTGTCATATGGTATTGAATTTTTAAAAGAAGAATTAGACCATGAAACTCTACCAGATGGTACTATTGTTAAGACTATATATGGCGTGGAGCGCATTCCAGATCCTATGCTTCTTAAAGAAATGCAGGCATACCAGGATGGTATAAATGTTGACCGTCTTGTGTCATTCTGTTCTTTAATAGCTTTTGCTAAGGTGCAGCAGTCCAACAGAGGCTTACAGAAAAGGATTGAGGTGAGCAACAAAAACTTGGTAAATCCAGAAAAAAGTCATAAATTAAAATTGACCCCCTTTAGACATATGGGGGGTTCAAGAAGTATGTCACCAGGCATGAGAAAACCTAGTATGCCATTTAAAAATTATAGATGATGTTTTCACAACCTGTTTTAACAAACTACACTATTGGAGATGGATATTTTTCTATCATAACAGACATTGTGGAGTTTGAGAAACCAACATACACATACACCATAACTAATTAAGAATCATGCAAGTATATAATGCACTAGATCTAAAAGCAGGTAAAAAGACCTCATATAATAAGATGGGTACGCTGACACAGCCCATCCAGTTTTTACCTAAGAGTGAGAAGGATGAGGAGTGGGGAGCGTGGAACTGTGACTGGTTAGAGTGGCAGGGTATAAAGCAGATTAGACGTAATGCCAGAAGACTGCTTAAAAACTATAAGCTTGCTAAAGGTATTATTGATAGATCAGACTATATTATAGAAGAGGACAATGAGTATGCAGACTTGATTGAGACGCTCACTAGAGAAGACCAATCTGCACTTGAGCTTAAGTTTTATCCCATCATTCCAAATGTTATTAATGTTCTGACAGGAGAGTTTTCTAAAAGAGCTTCTAAAATTATGTTTAGAGCTGTTGATGACATTTCCTATAATGAAATGATGGAGGAGAAAAGAGGAATGATAGAACAAACTCTTTTAGCAGATGCTGAAAGACAAGTGATGATGAAGCTTGTACAGATGGGGATGGACCCTCAGTCTGAAGAAGCTCAACAAGTTCTTAATCCTGAGGCTCTTAAGTCTCTTCCAGAAATTGAAGAGTTCTTTAAAAAAGACTATCGTTCTCTTGTAGAAGAATGGGCTACTCACCAGCATAAGGCTGATGAAGAAAGATTTAAGATTTATGAGCTAGAGAATATGGCGTTTAGAGACATGCTTATCACAGATAGAGAGTTCTGGCATTTTAAGATGAATGAAGATGACTATGATATTGAGCTTTGGAACCCTCTTCTTACGTTCTACCATAAGTCTCCTAGTGCAAGATATATTTCCCAGGGTAACTGGGTAGGTAAGATTGAAATTCTCACTGTAGCTGACATCATTGATCAGTATGGATATTTAATGTCTCAAGATCAGCTAGAAGCTCTTGAAGCAATCTATCCTGTAAGATCTGCAGGCTTACCTTTAGGAGGTTTACAGAATGATGGTTCATATTATGATGCTACAAGATCTCATGCCTATAATGTGGAAGGCCCCTCTTTAGCTTACCGTCAGTTCTTATCTACCTATGAGAACATGCCTTATAATGGGGATATTGTTCAGTGGATATTATCTGAAGGTGAAGATTTCTTAGACTATGGTCCTACACATATGCTGCGCGCAACCACTGTTTATTGGAAGAGTCAGCGTAAAGTAGGTCATCTTACAAGCGTTAGCGAAGAGGGTGAGATTACACAAGAAATTGTAGATGAGACATATAAGGTGACAGAGAAGCCTGTATATAATACAAAGCTTGTAAAAAACAAAACCAAAGACAATCTGATCTTTGGTGAACATATTGACTGGATCTGGATTAATGAGACTTGGGGTGGTATTAAGGTAGGTCCTAACAGACCTAGTTTCTGGGGTATGAACAACCCTGGAGGTCTTGCTCCCATGTATATAAATGTAGGAAAAATCCCCTTCCAGTTTAAGGGAGACCAGACTGTTTATGGATGTAAACTTCCTGTAGAAGGATCTGTGTTCTCTGATCGCAATACGCGATCAGTAAGTCTTGTAGACTTGATGAAACCTTTCCAGATTGGTTATAACATTGTAAATAACCAGATTGCTGACATCTTAGTTGATGAGCTAGGTACTGTAATTCTTCTGGATCAAAATGCTCTACCACGTCACTCTATGGGAGAAGACTGGGGTAAGAACAATCTTGCTAAAGCGTATGTAGCAATGAAGAATTTCCAGATGTTAGCTCTGGACACTTCTATTACAAATACAGAAAATGCTTTAGCATTCCAACACTACCAGGTGCTTAATCTTGAACAGACACAACGTCTGTTATCACGTATCCAGCTTGGTAACTATTTCAAAAGTCAAGCCTTTGAAAGTATTGGCATTAGTCCTCAACGTCTGGGCTCTGTCACAGGACAGCAGACAGCTACAGGTATTGAGCAGGCTGTAGTTAACTCATATGCTCAAACAGAGCACTATTTTGTACAGCATTCAGACCATTTGATGCCTAGAGTGCACCAGATGCGTACTGACCTTGCTCAGTATTATAACTCTAAAAAACCTAGTTTGCGTCTTCAGTATATCACTTCTACAGATGAGAAGGTTAATTTTCAGATGAATGGTGTTGACTTGTTAGCTAGAGATTTAAACATTTTTATTACAACCAGAAGCAATCACAGAGCTGTTCTAGATCAGTTAAAGCAACTTGCACTGCAGAATAACACAGCTGGTGCTTCTATTTATGACTTGGGTAATATTATTAAGTCTGAGTCTATTGCTGAACTTACAGGAGTGCTTAAAGCTTCTGAAGAAAAAGCTAATGCAATGAGACAAGAACAAGCTCAGCAAGCACAGCAAATGCAGCAACAAGAACTGCAGGCTCGCCAGCAGGAAGCTCAGATGAAGATGGAGTTTGAAGCTTCTGAGAATGAGAAGAATAGACAGTCTCAAATATTACAAGCTGAGATTAGGGCTGCTGGGTATGGATCAATGATGGACATTAACCAAAACCTTCAGAGTGACTACCAGGATGCTATGGAGAGAATCCAGAAACAGGAAAACTACCAAGAGCAAACCAGTCTTCAAAGAGAGAAGGAAGTGAATAGAATGAATGTGGTTAGATCTCAAAATGCTATAAAAGAAAGAGAAATAGCATCAAGAGAGGAGATTGCCAACAAACAGTTACAGATAGCTAGGGAGAACAAGAATAAGTATGACAAAGCTCCTAAAGACAAAAATAAATAAGGTGTGAGCCTTTTTATAGCTGTATACTGGCAACTTTTGATTTCCCCTACTACATTTTTAATATTTAGTTGAAATAATTTTGTATATTAATATTGTAGATATAAACCAACAAAAAATATGAGTACAACCGACAATGCACAAACAAATGTGCAGCAATTAGATCTTGACATTGATAGTCTTTTTACAGGAGCTCCTGGTGCTGAAAGTGTAGTGACACCAACAACACCTCCAGCTTCTACAAAGCCTAGCATTTTTAGTAACAAGTCTGTAGATCTTAGTTTTTTAAGTCCAGATGCTGTAGATGATGAGGATGAAGAAAGTAAAACAGATGACAAGAGTGGAACAGCTGAGAAAAAACCTGCTGTTCAAGTAAGTCAAGAAGAGCTCAAAGACATTTTAGATGATGTTGATGATGCTATAAAAGATGAAGAGAAAGGAGGTGGTGGACGTCCTAGAGTGGATAAGTCTGGTTTAGTAGACACCATGTCCAAGTTGATAGAAGAGGGGTTAATTATTCCTTTTGATGATGAGAAGTCCATGGAGGAATATTCTCTTAAAGATTGGAAAGAGCTTTTACAAGCAAACTTTGAAGAGCGTGAAAAAGCTGTAAGACAAGAAACCCCCAAACAGTTCTTTGAAAGTCTACCCGAAGAGTTGCAATATGCTGCAAAGTATGTTGCAGATGGTGGTCAAGATTTGAAAGGTTTGTTCAAAGCCTTAGCACATGTAGAAGAGTTTCGTCAAATGAGTCCTGAAGATCCTAATGATCAGGAGTTTATTGTAAGAAGCTACTTGAAAGCTACTGGTTTTGGTGATGATGGAGAGATTGATGAGGAAATCTCAACCTGGAAAGATCTTGGTAAGCTTGAACAACAGGCTAAGAAGTTTAAACCAAAATTAGATGTTATGCAAGAACAGGTTGTACAACAACAACTTGCACAACAAGAACAGCTCCGCCAACAGCAAGAAGAAGCAGCTAACACTTATGTTAGTAATGTTTATGATGCGCTGAAGGCTGCTGAAGTGAATGGTCTTAAGTTAGATAAGAAAACACAAGCTCAACTGTATACAGGATTGGTTCAACCCCAATATCCTTCTATTAGTGGTCGTCCTACAAACTTATTAGGACATCTTCTAGAGAAATATCAGTTTGTAGAACCAAACTACCCTCTTATTGCAGAAGCTCTTTGGTTATTGTCAGATCCTGAAGCATACAGACAGAGTCTTGTTAAACAAGGCAAGAACCAAGCTGTAGAACAAACGGTGAGACAATTAAAGACAGAACAGGCTAATAAGATTGCTAGTTCTGTAGTAGATGAATCAGAGACCAAAACACAAAAGAAGATAGTTAGACCTACTAACATTTTTAAACGATAACAATTATCAATAAACAAAACAAAACAAAATGTCAACTCCAGTTTTAAACAATGGTATCTTTCTACGGGATACAAGCTACAATGCTAGCTCTCACGTAGATTCTTACCACCTGGTTAACATGCTGAAGACTGCAGAGCCTATGGATATGGGTCCTGTTGATCTTTGGGCGATGGCACAAAAGGTAGAGATGCCTTTGTACCAGATGTCAAGCTTTGGTGGAAAGAACGTAATTAATGTAGACAATGCTCGCGGTGAGTATAAGTGGCAGGTTCCTGTTTCTCAGGATCTTCCTTATATCGTTGAGAACATTGAAGCAGCTGAAGAGCTTGGTGCTGATGGTACTACCTTCAAAATCAAGTTGAACAAGCGTACATTTGGTCATGGTGATATCATCACTTATGACAAATATAATGGTGTGGAATTGTACATCGTTCCTACAGAGGATATCATCCCTGTTCCAGATGGTGTAGTTTACACTGTTCAGTTGGTTAACAACGACAACACTAAGTTCTTGGATGCTCCTAAGTATCTGAAGAATGGTACTAAGTTCTTCCGTAAAGGTTCTGCACGTGGAGAGTATGGTGAAAGATTCTCTGATATCGGAGCTTATGGTTCTGGTTACAGAGAGTTCTACAACTTTGTAGGTGGTGCTGAAGCTCACGTTCACTACTCTGTATCTAGTCGTGCTGACCTGATGATGAAGGGTGGTTTGAGACAAGATGGTTCAGTTCCTGTAACAGAGATCTGGAGAAATTTTGACAAGAGCAATGATCCTTCTATCACTAGCCTGGAAGGTCTTGCTGCTAAAATGGGTAAGGAGTATGTAAAAAGAGCTATCCAAGGTGGTACTCTTACACGTACTTTCTTGACTAC